AATTTGCCGTTCCTGCCGGCCTCGAGCGACACCGTGTCCGCGTAATCTTCAAAGATGGTTTTGGTTGTGTTTGTGGTGTCGCCGATATCTTTCATCACAACCGAATGGCCGCGAAGTATTTTATCAATTTCCTCCTGGGTGTAGCCCATCTCGATCATGGTGTCGATCATCTCTTGGGTGTCGTCATCCCACTGCTGGGTTACCCCGCTAATCGCGGCCATCACCTTGCCGGTTGCTTCAACGGCTTCCTTGACATCGTTGTATTTGCCTTCAGCAACCAGTAGAGATTTAGAAATTTTCTCGAATGCCTTTTGCTGTTTCTCTGTCATTTTGTGGAATGCGCCCCAGGTTTTGAGCATCTGCCTGGCTTGGCCCTCGAAATACTCGAGATCCCTTGTGACTTTGTCTAACTTCATGTTTAACATGGCGTCTTTAATCACCAAGAGCCCGAACGTAAATTTCTTCATGCCATCAGCGGCGAGCGCGACCGCTGGAGATAACTCTTCCCCAAAGAAGATTTTCAGCTTATTCCACGAAACAAGCATCTGCTCTATCTGTTCGGCGGTCGATTTCGCCATGCGCTCGAAGTTTTCCTCGACCTTGCCCGCGCTGTCGTTGATCGCGTCGATGGTTGCCAAGAGCCGCGCCCCGCCAACCTCGGACGTGAGACTCATCGCGGAATTCAAGGCGCGGATGTTGGGGAATAATCCGGCGGTGGCTTGGGCGTTGCCGTCCACAGCTTCGGCCAGTGTCGCCATAAAACCGCCGAGACCCTGCGCCTTCAACGCGCTAAGACTCATCTCAACGCCGAGTTCCTCCATCATTTTGATCTGTTCTGTTTGTGGTTTGATCGTCGCCACGAGAATGTTCCGAATGCCGGTCATGGACTCTTCAACGCTGAGACCGGACATCGTGAGGGTCGCCAGGGTTGCCATCAACTCCTGATAGCTCACGCCCGCCTGAGCCGCAATGCTGATGCCCTTGCCGATGTTGGCGCTCAGGTCCTCGAACGTGAGTTTGCCGAGGTCCACGGTTTTCGTCATAGCGTCGAGAACGTTTGTCGTTTCGGACACGTCGAGACCATAGGCAGCGAGCACCGATGACGATGCGCTCACGGTTGTGGTGAGGTCCGCGAGATTGCCCTTCGCCGCCTTCGCGTTCTCAACGAGAAACTCGATCGCGTTGTCTTCCGGAACGCCCGCGCTCAAAGCCTGGTACAGACCCTTCATTAGATCAGTAGATTGGCCGAGCGCGGGGGGGAGATTCAGGATCTCATCGGCGAGGATCTTCATTTCCTTCGAGGTCATGCCGGTGATATTCTGGACGTTGATTGCTTCGCGCTCGTAATCGGCGAAGGCGCGAACAGTATCGGACGCGAACCGCTGCACCTGGCGAGCGGCAAGGGCGAGCCCAAGCCCGCCGATCGCCTTCTTGAGCTTGCCCATTCCAGACGTTGCTTTCTCGGATGCCGGCTTGAGACCACGTAATGACTTATCGAGACCCTTGACCCGCTTGATCGCCCCGTGCTCGTCAAGCTCAATCTCAATCGCAACGTCCAGGGATCTAGGCATCAGGTTCCTTTTCTTTGACCTTTGGCGGTTTGATTTTGAGCATCTCGGTTTCCATGATCGTGAGTTTCTCCTCGATGTCTCGTGACCAAAGGTCGCGGATTTTCAAGCGTTCAATCAACGGCGGCCAATCAAAGCCGAGCCGCTGTCCGGAAAAGGCGTTGTACATTCGTGAGGTGACACCGAGAATAAACGCGGCATGGGCCTCGACGTTGGACGGTAACGGTCTCGGTATCCAGCTCGGCCTATCCGGTGACTTTACTTTGTTAGCTCGGCAATCTCGCCAGTAGGCCCGCCATTTTGGTCCTCGTTCGGGTTTGCACTCCCAACGAACGAGGTCTCGGAGTTTCCCGATTCGGCCCCATCTTTGATGGATGCGATCTCGTATGCTTCTCTGACTGCGGGCTCGATAAGGTACGAATATCCGCACAGCCTCTCAAGGTTGTGCTCGCTGAAAACAACGTCTTGACCTTCCGAGTTTTTGAAGGTAAGCCATCCTTTGATGACCTCCTTCGCGATCATCGTCAGCGCCTTGAGTTCTCGTTCGTTGGAGACAATCCGTTCCATCGGCTCAAATTTTGTCTCGTTCTCGCCGGCCTCGCCCCGCTTCGGCGTGAATCGGAATCGATTTTCATTGTGGCCGCGCTCCTTCGTGTACTTGACATCGAGCGCGCTCGTCACTGGCAAGAGTAGAAACGTGATGATCTGCGGCTCTGGGATGTGGACCTCGGCGTCTTTCGCCTGTTTGGCGGTCGCCTCATCGATGCTCGTCTGGTTCAGCACGACATCCCGCTCAACGGGCTCGCCGGAAAAAAGTGATGCAGGAAGAACGAACTCGGTTGACATAAAACAATTCCTTTCTAGTAAGTTGCGGCGACTGAAGGAATCGAACCCTCAGGAAGTGAGCTTATGAACACACCCCGACACCAGGCCCGCCGCGTCAGTTGATAGAATCTAAGCGGTTTGGATAGCTGCGGTGTAGTCGGCCACGTCGCTGTCAATCGTGACAACGATCGAGGATTCGTCGCCGTGGTTGACGTAGAACGGACGAACGCGAGCGGTTGCCATCACCGGGCCTTCACCCTGGACGCCGCCCCCGCCCTCACTGTTGAAGACGAAAGCCTCGGAATGCTTGATCTCTACCGATCGATCCGCTGCACCGGGGCGCGGGCTTGTGATGAGAAAGATGTGCTCGGCGGCATCGTCATATCCGAGAATCGTGTCACCGGAATCGCGCCAGCCCTTGATCGTGAAATCAAAGGCGTATTTCTGCTGTTCTGCATCGGAATCGAACAGCGTTCCATCGAGGACACCGTTGCCTGAGATCGTCCGCGTCATCGCGTAGCTGATCTCGGAAATAATTGCGGTGTCGCCGGCGTCGACGTTGACCACGAGCTCGGGCATCGTGTGGAGCAGGTCGGTGTAGGTGACCGGCGTTGCATCCTCATCGTCTCCGGAGTTGAGCGCGTAAGCGCCCGAGCAATAGAAGTCAATGGTCACCATCAACATCTCCGAGCTGCCCTTGGTCACCGTTCCGTATGATAGCCCGCTGATGTAACACCCAAGGAAAAGATCATGCTTATCGAGTTCCATGTCGGAGACCTGGACGAGCACCGAGTCGAGAACCGAGGTATCGACCTTGTACAAATGCTCATATGGGCCGGTCCCGCTGACAGCATAATCACCGAGAAACAAGAACGCCAGCACACCGAACTCGTCAGCCGAGACGGCGGCGGTGATCTGCCCTGAGACTTTCTTCATCCCCCTCGCGTCGAAATACGGATTCGGATCGGCTCGAAGAATCGGAGTCTCGATCAACTCCTGAATCCCGTCGAAGGTGAAGGTCGCGTGCCGAAGAACAAAGCCCTTTGACGTGGCCTCCGGTACTCCGAATGAGGCCTCTGCCGCAATCATGATTTGCGAGTTCGCGCCGCTTCTATATACCGCCATCGTTCACTCCTTTCTTGATTTCTTCGCGGCGATCTCCGCCTTCTTTTTGGCATCAGCCTTTTTCTCGGCCTCCGCTTTCTTCGCGGTGGCCGCCCTCTTCTCCTTCGTGGAAACGGGGGCGACAACATCGCCCTTCATGGTTTTAACGACAATGCCACGTGCCCGCAATGATGCGGACGTGGCTTGAGCCTCGGTTAGCTCGCACTCCTTTTCGCTACCGAGTTCGAGGAGGCCGATGCCTTTGATCGTTACGGTATCCCCCTCAGTGAGCGCAACTCTGTATCTTGCCATGCGGTCCTCCTATTTCTGCAACATTGTTCGGAGCCGAAACATCATCAGGACGAGTCCGTTGTCGGCAATTATTCGGCTGTGAGTTAGATACCTAAACGGCTCGGTTGCTCCGGTCGGAGTCTCGCCGACAAGTGCATCCCAGACATCGTCGAATAGGTCATAGCTGCCGTCCGCTTCCGTTAGGTCTTTGCCGCCTCGGAATGTCCGACTCGACGTATAGACCTCGACCTCGAATAGAATCGTTTGCGTCCCGTCCATGAGCATCGACTCGCCGGCCACGCCATCCATGACGATCACGCCGGCCGATGGCACGTTGCGCCCGATGCGCTCCATTTCAACCGGATCACCGATGGCATAGGCGCGATTGGTCAGCGTGCTAATCTGAGCCTTGAGCCGCGCCACCGTCCAATCGGAGATCCCGCCTTCTGTGCTCATCTATATCTCTCCCAGAATCCAGCGTTTCATAATGCGTTCGATTTCCTTTTCGCCTCGTTTGTCGAAACCGAGGAACGGGCGCGCAGGAATCTTCTTCCCTGGAATCATGCTCCGCGAACTCGTCGTGCCGCCGAATTGGTGTATAGCGGCATAGACTTTGTTTGAGCCTATTGCGACCTTGTTCTTGCCTGTGATGATCTTGTGAATACTCTTAAGGAGGTGTCCGGCATCTCTAAGGATCTCCGTACCCTCTCTGCTCTTGTTCCTTCTGAGTTCGATCGTGACATCACTTAATTCGCTCCAACGCTCATGAGTGGTCGGATCAGCTTGGTCCTTGAACGCTTGCTGAGACAGACCCTTGACGTAATCGCCGACGCGCTTCAGACCGGGCTCGGGTTTGCCCATTCGCCGAGTCATCCGACCAAGCTCCATCAGCGTCCGACCGAAGTTGACGACAACTTGAGCCATCTACCAACCGCTCCCGGTCATGTTCGGACGATTGAATTGCCGCGTATTGCTGTTGAACTGCGCCTCACGATCGCTCGGCTCATCAGGTGGATCGGTCCCGATGTCAAGTGAGAGCGTCCCGTCATTCACAAGTTTGAGTTGAGCACGGGCGACTAATGCCAGTTCCCAAATATCAGGCGGCATCGGAAGATTACGAAGATGAATTCGAACCGTGGTCAACTGCACCGCCCACTCTTTGACCGTCTCGGGGATCGTGCCAGTGATCGGCGTCGTATACCGTTTGGAGATATAGGAATCTACCTCTGACTCGGCGGCGACGATACACTCATCGACGATCGCGGTATCAACGGTCCCGTTGCCATCGTCATCCGTGAGATTTATCAAAGCGGCTTCGGTCAGGTAGACATCGAGGTCAGATTGGTCGATGTAGTTTCCCATCAGTTATCTATCCCTTCGGCTTGGCTTTGGTCTTTGGTTTGGCCTTCGCTCGAGCCTTCGGCTTCGGCTTGGTCTTTGCTCGTGGTTTTGGTTTCGGTCGCGGCTTCGGCGCCGGTGTTGGCGTCGAGGTCAATTCGGCCTCGATCTTCTTTCTGTTTTCAGCCATGACCTCGGGATCGTTTGTGATCGTGATCTTCGGCTTCGGCGGCTCGACAACCTCGCATCCGTACAGGTTCACGTACTTGTCCACGTCTTTGTCATAGACCTCGAAGGGCTCGCCCGGTTTCCTGAAAGCGAACGATCGCGTAGCGTGCCTGAGCATTGCCATAAAACACCTCCACAAAAAGGCACGGAGGGCCGTCAAGCCCTCCGCGCTGGGTTAGTTGATCGGACCTACTCGAGAACGTCGTCGAGCCGGTAGATCAGCTCGTCCTGGATCTTGATCTTGCGGTTCGTCTCAACCGCATAGTTCGTCCAGTGCTTCGTCTTGTTCTCGGGACGCCAGGTCTGCGCGGCGAAACCCATGCCCGGGAGGGTCTGAGCTTCCGCGAAGTATGCAGCGGTCGGCACCTTCATGTTCGTGGACGCCGACTGGTTCACGTGCATAAAATAGACCTTGTCGCTGGCCCACTGCTCAGCGATCGAAGAGGTCGCGCCGGGATTGGCCGAGTTGACGAGACGGGTGGGAACGATGAGCCGCACGCCGCGAATCATCGGTGGAATCCCGCCGACCTCGTTCAACAGATCGTCATGAGTGTATTTGATGAGACCGAGAACGGTCGCATCGTTGATAAGAGCGTTGAAGCAGTCCTCGGGAACGATCGCGATGTTGGGGTTAAGCCCGCACGCGTGACGCATCCCGAGAATGGCGAGATCGAAGGTGGGGAGAATGACAGCGGACGAGTCATCCCACTGCTGAGTGGTGGTCAACGTGGTTGCGTTGGACGCCGCCTCGAGCGCGGTCTTGAGTTCGGATTCCATCCCGATCCCAAGCTCGTTGACAATATCTTCCCATATCGCGTTCTCGTGATCCGCCTCCATGTTCATGAATGCGGATTCCTTGCGCTCGGTATCGCCCCATTCCTCGACGAGACCGTGGGCAACGCAGGTGTCAGTGTCGAACGTCAGGCCGCGATGCTCTCGAACATTCGCCGGGCCGTTATCCGGCATTTTGGTTTCGTGGTGGGCAGCGACCATGTCGCCGAAATCCCATTTCGCGAAACGGAATTTCTTTCCCGGTACAGACCGGATGGGAGCCACTTGTGAATAAACGAATTCGCCACCGTGCGCGAATGACTGAACGATCCCACTCGCAACGGGATCGGGGTTGACATCAGTGTAGCTAGTAGCCATGTCTTACTCCTTCACCCGAGCTCTATGAATTTGACGTAAACATCAGCCACCAGCTCCGCGAAATCGGCGCCGGCCGGTGATGCAGAAACGACAGCGGCGACGGACGTTTTATCCATCTTCGCCTCCAGATACGCACCGGAATCGTCGGCATCATCCGCTCCTGCAACCTGCACCGGGGCGAGCAAAGCGCCGTAGGTGCTCGAGGCAAAGAACGTGATCTGTGATCCGGTGGTGAACGTCGCCACCGGAGCGATGACGCCAGTGGCCGCGACGGACAGCCCCTCGACGAATCCGTTCGGATCATTGGACACGGTTGAGGTTCCGACATCAACGAGCTTGCTCGATGCGGTGGTCTCAGCGGTGATGACATCGACCCAGGAATCGATAACGATGCACTTGTCCGGTAGGGTGAAAAGATCCGTCTCAGCGGCGAACCCGGATGAGGCGGCAGCGATGCGAGTCGCGATCGTGCGAGTGCCCGTGCCGGTAGCGGCGGCCACGTCACGCGGAGCGATCACGATCAGCATCATGATCTCGTCACCAGAGGCCGAGGCCGCGTTGAGCGCAATACCGAGCTGCCATTCGTGCAAGTCGGTCATCGTGATCGCACGGCCCGAAGCGTCGGTAGCGAGGCGTGCACCGACTGCAACAACGGCGCCGGCCCGAATCGGAACCATGCCGGAATAGATGACATCCGCGAATTCGCCGTCATCGTAGTTCTGATCGATGACGCCGATTGCCTTCTCGCCGGCGGTATCACACAGATCGCATGTGTCGGTATTGGACGAGCCCTGCTTCACCGCAGTGTAAGCATTGTCCATGTCTTCGCTGACCTCGAGGGTAATCGAGGCGATGGCGTCCTTGAAGTTTTTCAGAACAGTCACCCTACACCTCCTTTCCTGCGGCCGCGTGAGCCTTCTTTACAACTTTCGCGGCAACGTGGTACTTCTCGATGTCATTCGCGGCCATGTACGCCTTGATTTCAAGATCAAGGGCCTCTTTGCTGAGATCGCCGAGAGGGGCATCGGTGCTCGCGATGGCCTTATCGGTTACCACTCGACCCCTGGGCGGGCCGAAGGTGCCATCCTCGACGCCGTCGATCAGGCTCAGGAACGAATCGAAATTCGCCTTGGCCCAGTTGACCTGCGTCGAACCGATCTTGCCAGCGGCGAGCGCCGCGTCGACCTGATCTTCTTGTCCCTCCGCGATTCGGTCGAAGTCAGCAACCTTCATTTCCGAGATGGTTTTGTTCGCGGTTTCGAGTTGCTCGGCCAGCTCGGAAACCTTTGACGCGGATGCCTCGAGATCGGCGGTGAGCTGAACGTGATTCTCTCGAATCTCGGACAGCTTCGCGGTCTCGGTAGCGGCATCCACCTCGTCTTCAAGTTCCTTCCCGACGGCTCGAGAGAGGAACGTCTTCCAGAAATCGCTTGCCATGCGATCCCCTTTCTCCTCGGTCTCACCGAGGGTGTTCTGCCGTTTCTCGAACTCCCGACCGTCGGAAGCGGAGAGCGCGGCTGTTAGTGTCTGAAAAGCGATGGGGGCCTGTTCGACCACCGCCGGATTATTCGTGAGTGCCATACCGACGACGGCAACCACCACCGCCGGCGATCCATCCATCATCCAAGCGGACGCGTCAAGAATCACCTCAACTGAGCTATAGCGGTAGGCGCGATCCATGACCAACGCCGTACCCTCAGCCGTCCAATCGACGGAAAGGTATATCCCCTCGCCTTCGACAACGGAAACCGCCTCGATCCAGCCGTAAGCCTTGCCGCGCATGTGATCCAAGTTGACAAAGAAATCCGTATTGCGAACGGTGAAATTATCCGTGACTTCGGTTGCCGTTCGAGTGTTGACCTCGAGCGTACCGGGCTCATCGAATCGCTCCCGCATCGCCGCGTCCTTCAACTCGTTCGCACCCCACGGCAACACCATAACCTGAGTCGGTACCTTGCCACCTTCCTCGATCGTCGGCATCGGCTCGAGGATCAAATGCGTCCGGATGAACGCATCTTCCCCCTCGCGCCACGAGTGCACCTGTGTCTTGTCTTTCATTTGGTTATGCCTCCAGGAATTCTCTCTCGGGCGATCCAAGCAGCTCTCTCGTCCAGCCCGAAAACGAGCGGACGCACTCAGCGAGCGGCAGCTTATCCATTTGCTTTTCCCAGTCGCCGTGGTAAACGTGGTATCCCTTACAATCCTTCTTTGTCGTGCCGTCCGTGAGTACCGTTTGATCGCCGGTCAGCGGGACGCCGCACAACACGATCCGGCGGTATCCCCAATAAAGCGCCCATCGAATCGCGTACATCGAAGAGGACCCAGGGTACGGGCAGACCTCCCAGCGAGAGATCCGCTCATCATGATTCCCGTTCAGGAAGTTCCCGACGAGCACCTTCGGCAAATCGCGACCGGCCGCTACTCGTTCGTCCAGCCACGCCGGCAGGAAATCGCCGTGGATGCTGATCCAGTGAGCGACATGATCGATCACGATGCCCGAGCGGTTGACCGCGATCACGTCGCCGGCGCCGTTGAGCTTCGCGAGATCGTCATCCCTGCATGGAGCCGAGCCGACCACCACGGCCAGACGGCCTTGCTCGTGGCCGAAGCTATGCTGGAAGCGGTCGGGATATTCGCCGACGACGCCACGCGGTAGTCCGACGTTCATCCACCAAGCTCCCCGCGAAGGCCGGCCAGTTCATCGTTGAGCTGCTCGCCATAGTTGAGAGCCTGATTCGATTGAAAGCCCTTGTCAGGTTCACCCGGCGCCGGCCCGTCCTGCATCTTGCCACCGGCCCGCCGGCGAAGGTCGTCATTCATATTCCGTGCTTCACACCTGCAATTAAAACCGTTCGGCGGCCACCATTCGCCAGGGAACTCATCGAGCGGCCAGGTCATACCGTCGAGAGCGCCGTGCTCATCTCTTGTCCTGTCGTCATTCACCGCGTCGTACATAATCATCGGGAATTCATCGACCACATCCGGATC